TTCTGTGCAAATGTGATTGTGGCACAAAAAAAAAGAGTTTTTTTTAAGCAATATCCAACCGAGAAAAGGAAAGAGTAGATATACAAAGTCATGTGGTTGTAAGAGAGGAGAACTCATAGTAGAGAGCAACGGTACTCATGGTTTTTCAAAATCAAAGTTTTACCGTAGTTGGAGGTCTATGTTTGACAGAGTCAGTGAGAATTATATAAACGCTAAATCTTATGTTGGAATTGATATATGTAAAAGGTGGAAAGATTTCAATAATTTCAAACAGGACATGTACGAGTCTTTTGTAGAACATGAAAGAGAACATGGAGGTAGAAATACAACCCTCGACAGGATAGATGTCCTCAAAGGTTATTCACCGAAAAACTGTAGATGGGCAACACAATATCAACAATCTCTAAACAAGAAAAATACTTTGGTGGTTGAATATAAAGGTAAAAAGATACCACTTAAAAAATTGTGCGATGATTTGGGTAAAGGTTATAACAGTACATATCGTAGAATAAGCAGAGGGTATGACATAGAAACAGCTTTAAATGCTGGAAAATGGGAAAGATTTAATAGAGGAGTATAAGAAGACAGAAGCGTGTGTAATAAAGGAATCCGTGGTATAATATATATATGCAATTAGGAATAGGAATAATCATTGGATTACTTATAGCGTTACTAATTCTCATTTTAGAGAAGAAACTAGAATATAAACAAACCTCCATTACTCAAGCTATTACTAAAAAAATCTCTCATCCAAAAACAAAAGGACACATCATAGAAGATGAACCATCCGATCAAGACATTATTAACTTACTCAAATAACTATGGACCTATCACCAGAAAACCTAAAACAACAGATGTTAGATAAGAAGCTAGCAGATTTACGAGTTGATCTTATCCCCCTTTTAGAAAAACATAGAGCTAATATTCGAGGAACACTTACACCTATTAATGCTCAGACAGCAGAAGGAGGAAAAGAACTTGTATTCAGAACAGGTACAGAGATAATTTTCACCGAGGATGAGGTGGAAGAGACTAAAGAAGAGCCAAAGCCTAAAGAGAAGAAATAATGCAACACCTCCACAAATATAAAACACTCTACGAAGATAAGGGAGGAATAGACGAAGTTTGCACCCGTTGTGGTAAAAGACTTATAACATATAAAGGTTTCAAAGGAATCATAGACAACGAAACTTATCGTAAAGAACACGTAAGAGACTTCCTCCAAGTTAATGACCCCCGCTTTAAACAAGAGTATGGGGACGTAAAGACTAGTTAAATATGCCTACAGCTAAGCAAAAAAAAGCATTTGACAAAACCTTGGAAAACACTGGTAATGTTACAAAGGCTATGAGAGAGGTAGGATACTCAGAAAATACTATTCACAAGCCTCAAAATTTAACTGAAAGTGATGGTTGGAAAGAGTTGATGGATGAACACATTTCCGAGCAGAAGTTAGCTAAGGTTCACAATGAAGGATTAGAGGCAACTAAGTGTGAGAAAGCTATTGATGGAATGGTGACTATTCCTGACCACGTTACACGTCATAAGTTTATGGATACAGGCTACAAGATAAGAGGAAAGATAGTTAAGGAAGATTCAAGCGTGCCCGCAGTCCAAGTCAACGTCCAAGTAAACAACAACCAAGCCTCACAATTAGCAGATGAGTATGAGGAGAAGTTAAAGAAACAGTTAGATGACTAAGACTAAAAACAAAGTAAAGTATAAGACTGGTGATATAGTTATTCTGAAGCGTTCATCATTCACAGATGAAAATGCTAAACAGATGGCAAGGATGTTGAAGAAACCCGTTATTATAACTGAAGATGTTAACGACTTATCTAGTATCTCAAAGAAGGATTTGGAAAGAGTTATAAAGAGAATGAAGCATTATGACTAACGAAGAAATACTAAAACAAGCGATAGAGAAGGTTAGCAACAACAAAAGTGGATTCTCTGACGAGTATAAGGATTTTTTAATTGGATATGTTACACAGCAGGTTGAACACAAGAAACCCGTATACTACCAGATTATCTTCGACCCCGAATTCGCTAAGGCTTTCTTTGGTGAGGAGGAGATAGATGATGACATAAAGTATTCATGTAGCACATCAAATCACTGGACGGGTGGACTAGGAGGAGAATATGGTGCTAACTTCTACGGACAAGTATGGCAATTCCACCTCCAACAAATGGTACTCGAACCAGACCCCATTCAGTATTTGGCTAAGTTTTTATAATATGGAAAAACAGATTAAACTACCAGTAGATATAGGAAGTGCTAAGAAAGGGGAAATCTATGTGAGAGGCTTGCATGATACACCTGAATTTTATAGAGATAAGAATGTGAGGGAGGATTTTTATTGGGAGAAAGGTTATGAGGAGAGTGACAATCGTTTTCTAACGGCTAACTGTATCAAGGGTTGTCAAAAGGAACTCACTCAGAAAGAATAATGGTGTGTTCTATGTAGGAGAGTATCAAATCCTTTGTTGCGGGGTATGAGGGGTTGCTCCCACTGACACCGTGGTTTATCTAAGGACGCTTAGAGACATGACAATGAATACAGCACAGCAAGATTACTCTTGCCTCCTACATAAAGCACATCATTAAACATATGAACCAAGAGAAAAAATATATATACCTTATAATTTCTATACTCGCAGTCTTGGCTATGTTTATTTATTTCGCCATTCCAATACTACAAGAGGATAAAAAGAAATGCGAAGAAATAGGTGAAACTTGGCATACATTCGGTGTGTGTGGGGGAGTAAAAATATGATAAAAATAAGTATAGTAGGAGCATTAGTGTTCTTATCAGGACATGCTATTTGGATATTATCGGGTATCAATTTCATTTGGTTGCTAGTAAGAGATGTGACACTATTTAGCTGGTGGATTCCTGTGTACTGTTTTATAGTCTTTGTGCTCTCTGCTGGTTATCTTGCTCGTTTGATTATCTTATCTGGTTATCGTATCTGGTCGTCACCTAAAAAAACAGATCATTAAACACATGACACCAAAACAAACAAAAGACATAGACTGCATAAAGTATTTCATTCCTCCTAAGTTAAAAGAGGTGGAGATAACCCAGCAAGACATTGATGATTTCTTGGCTTTCAGTGATAAAGGGATAAAGACAAGAGAGTATTCATCTCAACTGAACAGTAAGGATATTGATGGCTACGGTGCATTGATGGAAGGTAAGAGGTGGAGAGGTATACACATGCAGATGTGGGAAGAGGGAGTGTTAGAAGGAACAGTGCCCTATATAACGTTATTAGAGGGACGAGAAATAAGAAGGAATTGGTTTATGTGGCTGATAGGCTTCAAATATAAACAAGAACTACTGCCTAAATACGTTGTAGATTTCATGTCTAAAGAAATGTTTAAGGGTATAGACAAAGAAATAATCATGGAGCGTTATAACGATTTAAAACAAGAATGCTAGAAAACTACTCAATTATCAGATGGATAGAGAAGAATAACCTCTTAACCGAAGACGGTTCTCCTTATGATGTCCTCCCTGATAGTGAACACTTCTTCATGTTTGACGTGTTGAGGGAAATGGCTAGAGCAGAAAAGAACCTTGTGATCTACAAAGCAGCACAGATTGGGTTCTCTACTGCTGCCATCCTCGCTAGTCAATGGATAGCTAAGAACAAGAGATTAGACATCATCTATACTCTCCCTACAGCTAATGACGTTAAGGACTTCGCCGGTGGAAAGATTAACCGTATCATCGCTCAGAATCCAGTACTACGACAATGGACCAAAGACCGTGACACAGTAGAGCAGAAGACAGTGGGGGACAATATCATCTACTATCGAGGTACCTTCACTCAGAAAGCCGCCATGATGGTCTCCTCTGACCTTAACATCTATGATGAGGTAGATGCTTCTGACCAGAGAGTCATCGAACAATACTCAACCCGATTACAGGCTTCTAAGGTGAAGCTAGAGTGGTTCTTCTCCCACCCATCTGTTCCCGGTAACGGAGTAAGCAGGCACTGGGAGAAGTCAGATCAAAAGCATTGGTTCATTACGTGTACTTCCTGTGAACAAGAACAGTTTATGTCATGGCCTGACTCCTTTGATATACCACGTCAGATGTACGTCTGTAAGGCTTGTGGCGGAGAGTTAACCAACAAGATGAGGAATAGGGGAAGGTGGGTAGCTAAGCACCGTGACAGACCATTCTCAGGCTACTGGATACCTCTCTTCATCTGTCCGTGGGTTACAGCTAAAGACATCATTGGTTACTACAACGACAAGTCAGAGGAGTATTTTTATAACAAAGTGCTAGGACTCCCTTATGTCGGTAGTGGAAACAAGCCAACCCTCGACATGATAACTAAGAACCTCACCCCGGAGGTCAACATGCAGGAAGGAAGGATTGTTATTGGAGTGGATACAGGGATACGCTTACACTATGTCTGTGGTAATCAAGATGGGCTATTCTACTACGGAGAGACTAAGAAGCCACATGCGGGCTATGACCCTTATGATGAGATAGAGAGCCTATTGAAGAAGTGGAGGAGCAGTGTAGCAGTCTTTGATCAGGGAGGAGACCTGATAGGAGCAAGGAAGTTACAAGCTAAGTATCCGGGTCGAGTCTTCCTTTGCCACTACAGTGTAGACCGCAAGACCCAACAGATGATTAGGTGGGGTAAGAATGATGAGAGTGGGACTGTTTTAGTGGACAGAAACCGAGGTATCCAACTTCTGCTTGATGAATTTCAGGATAAGAAAATCCCCTTACAAGGTAACGAGAATGACTGGTGGGACTATTGGCTTCACTGGAATAACATCTTCCGAATCCAAAAGGAAAACAAGTTAGGAGTCATGGAGAAGAAATGGGAGAGAAGTGGAGACGACCACTGGGTCCACGCAAGCCTCTACTACCGAGTAGGAATGGATAGGTTTGGCGGGGGAGCAGGACACATTATTAGCCAAGACCAACCCTTCTCTGACATCAAAGCATCACCAACTATTAACCCTGATGACACAATGGAGATACCAAAGCAGGGGCAACCATTTAACTTTATTTAACTATGAAAAAAGAAGAAAATAGTGAAGAACAAGAAATTAAATTAGAGATAGTACCTCACTACACATGGAAGTGTGAGGTATTAGGTCTTACAGATAGTAGTACAGTTACCTTAAAAGTTGAAAAACCCCCATTTATTTTTTGGAGATGGATGCAGTATTTAGTATTTGGTAATAAATGGGGAAAAATAAAGAAATAAACAACATGAAACTCTTTAAGAGAATCCGCTTTTTTATCAGAACATTCAAAGACCGCAAATATCGTAAGCGTGTCAAGATTATTAATGAGATAGAGGTTAATGATAACTTCACTAAGAGACTATGAATGAAGAAATAATAGTGAGACGAGCCTTCACAAATCCTATCGCTTGGAGAGCAGGGAAAGAATTAGTACGAAGAGGAAGTTATGAAGTTGTATGTAGGGAAAGACATTGGACTTGGGAATGGATAGCTCTAAGACCAGTCAAGTCAACCGAATCATTGGAGAAACTAATTGACATGGTTGAAGATATTGATTGGAAACAACAGTATGCTCCAAATAGAACTGCGCGTACATTAGCTCATTATATGAAATTCAAAGTAACAGATAAAGAACAGAAGCCGTCACCTCTTGGCAAAGCAACCAGAGCACCCAATAGAGCTGTGTTGGATTGTTCTGTTCATGATAACCAACCAATAGAGGAGATAAGTGTTATAAACTTAGATGCTCTTTCTACTGATCCCAAATCTAACTCAGACATCCATGATTTAAAAGACAAACTCAACGAAGTAATAAGAAAGACCAACAAAAAATAGCCCATGACCACCATTGAACTCACAGATTATGAAGCGGAGACATTCCTCACCTTTCAAAAGAACAAGGGATTGTTTGATGTCCTTATATCTGAGAGGATACATGAGATGAAGAATGGCAACGCTATACTCTCGTTTAATGAGTCTGGTATTTTGGCTAAGGTGCAGGTGGAGCAAGTGGTTTATAAGGTTAAGAAATAAGTATTATGGATGATGAACTAATTAAAGAGTTGAAAGAGGCGGGGTTTGATTTTCCTTGTAAGGAATGGATAATCGTGCAAGGTAGGGAAATGACAGATGAAGAATATGAAGAGGCAAGGAAAGGATTAAATGATGAAGCTAAGAAACATCTTTCTAGGAGATATGGTCGAACAAGGATGGAGTTACCCTCCCTCTCAGAACTTATAGCAGGGTGTGGGGATGAGTTCTTATTAGTAAGACGTTCAGTTACAGACAGTGGTGTGGTGTTTGAAGCTCATGCTACTCATGGAGATAGAGAGTGGGTAGAGTTCGGCGACACTTTAGAACAAGCAGTGAGCCGTTTGTGGCTTGCTCTGAACCCCATTAACAAAGTCAAGTAACCTTGTGGATAAGCCTGTCTTGTGTCACGTCTAGTGCGTGGTATAATACAGGCAACTAAATAACCCTAACCAAAACATTTGGCGGGACACGGATTAATTTCTGTGTCTCGCTTTTTTTTATGTCAATTTTCAATAGATTTGGAGGATTTCTTTCACTAGGAAAGGATGTCAATAAAGTTCAAGGGGATGACCTTCAACAAGCGGAGGGTATTATCTCTAGCTTACTCCCAGAACTCACCATTGATACTCCTGATAGAGAACTCGTTAAACTCAAAAAGCAGTGGACTAAAGCGTGGGAGTCAGATCAAGGAATACTACACAGAAAACAAAAGAGTACGGAGCGTTACTGGCTAGGAAGGCAGAAGGACGGTTTCTTTGATAATGATGATTCTTCACATGGTCTTATCAGTGATCATGACGATATAGGACACGGTCACTCTAAAATAGACAATCTTATCTTTGAGGCACTAGAGACCTTCCTTCCTCAAGCAACTAAGAAGAACCCAGAGCCTATCGTTACAGCAGATGAAACCCCAGAAGGGAGAGATTTGGCTGACAGTGTGAGAAAGATGCTCATATCCTTGGCAGATACACAAGTTTTCAAGCTCAAACTTAAAAGTGTTGTGCGTAACTGGGCTTTGTATTACTTAGGTGCGATGAAAGTTGGCTGGGACTTCATAGAAAACGAAATAACAATGGTAGTGCTTCGTCCTCAGAAGTTCATCTTAGACCCTAACGCCACTATTACAGAGAAAGGAGTCTACACAGGTGAATACCTAGGAGAGTTCAGACAAGACACAGCTAAGAAGTTGGTTGAACGGTTCCCTGATAAAAAGGAATTTATCACACAGTTTGTCGATGGAAATTTAGGTACGAAGATTCAGTACGTTGAATGGTGGGCTAACAATGGGCGTATTCTATTTTGGACACTTAAAGATGAAGTACTGAGAAAGACCCTCAATCCTCATTGGAATTACCCAGAGGAGAGAACTGTAGTTGATGATTTTGGTGAAGAAAGGACAGAGTCATTCACACCAGACAATCACTTCAAGACACCACAATTCCCTTACACTTTCTTATCAATGTTTAACCTTGGTAAGAAGCCCTATGACGAAACGAGCCTTATTGAACAGAACCTAGGCAACCAAGACCTTATTACTAAGCGATACCGTCAGATTGACCGCAACGTAGATGGCATGAACGGTGGTTGGGCTATCTCAGGAGAGAAATCAGGTATTACCAAGGAACAGTCAGCCTCAGCCATCAAGGCTTTCAGAGACGGACGAGGGGTATGGATACCACAAGGAAGTGTTCGGGATGCAGTAGAGCGTATTCAAGGACAAGGGCTTC